GTAGTAGCAGCTAATTTAGATAGTGCTACACCAGTAGCAATTTTTACGTCAGTAACAGCGTTACTTGCAATAGAAGCTTCAACAACTTGACCCCATTTAATGCCGTTAGCAGTTGTGCTATCAGTAAGCAACGTCAAGTTATTTGTAGCCGAAGCAGCAATCTTTGCAGTTGCTGTTCCAGTATGAGTAACCAAAGAACCTTTAGTGTCCTGAAGATTCACGTAACGGTTGGCTTGTTCGACTGTGTAAGCATCTAAGCAATGATCAACAGTGGCACCAATACTATGGTTTACAGCACTAGTACCGTCATATCCGGCCTGTTGAATAGTAAAAGTAACATTACTTGTTCCTGATGTTGTGTCAATCAAAAACTTTTCTTCGTTTGCTAATCCACGATCTACTACAACAACAAAAGGTCCAGACGAACCATCCGGAAATGATGTGCCGTTAGCGACAGATAGTGTTGCTGCGCCAGCAGTAAATCCTGATGTAAGTGCGGTTGTTTGCGCACCACCATCAAAGCTTTTAAGAATGTATTCGTCTGCCATTTTAGTCTCCTATAGTGTCACTAATCTTACAACCATTAAGCCTTCAAAGCCAGTTTGATTGTCCGACCAGTCATCTGGTGAGTATTCGTATGCTTCTAAACGTACACGGCGTGAAGTTTTACCTTCTACATAACTAACAGGCCGTTTTGTTTCCCATATTTCTTGTAAAAATAATAGTTCTTTGTCGGTGTCTAAAGACATTAGTTGCCCTTGTGAATCGTTAACAATAGTTTTACTATACAAAAGTATAGGAATTATATATTGTTCTACTGGTGGAGCAATGGGGAATGACCGCAATCTCCAGCGTTCAAATGTAGGGGTGGATGTGCCTGGGCCAGCAAGTTCTACACGGACTTGGAACCAGTCGCCTTGTTCACCATCTAATTGGACGATAATACGAGTATTGTTGGGTACGCTATTTCCTGCACTGTTTAGAAGTAAAGCCTGGTCATCATATATTTTTACTGTTACAGATTGATTAGCCGCTAATGGTTGGAATGTTGCGTTTAGGTCTGTTACTGATTTGCGTTCTACCGTGCCGTAATAAATATGTCCTGAAAAAATATGACCGCTAGTTACATACCCTGTAGTTGATTCAACATATACGCCAACAGTAGGGACACCCAGTACTGTGCGACCATTAAAACGAGCAACAGTAGTACACGAGCTTGCGGTATCGGCATACACATCCGTCGCAAAGGCAGGCTGCATAGGACGAGGAGTGTTAGAAAGATCAAGACGACCAGCTCCTGATTTGTTTGTATCGATTGATTGCCAGTTGAACCATACGTATTGTCCTTCGGCTTGTGCTGAGGTGACTGAGCCTGGTGTGTCAATAAGTGGACCGTAGGTGAGGCTTCCGTCTGCGCTTACTGTAGCCATTCGGATACCTTTGTTAGTGCAGAATATGACTACGCCAGCGTGGCTGGTGACGTGTTGTATTAGTTCATTGATTGATAGGGATACGACTTCTGCACCTTTAACTAGTGTGCCTGTTGAACTAACACTAAAGCCAAAGATTTCTGAGCGTGAGCCTGCATATCCGCCTGCATAGATTTTGCTACCTACAGCAAATACTGTGCTGTAAACAAATGATGTTTGGAAGTGTGTATCTACTGTAGTTGCTGTATATGCAGAATCATATGTTTTAAGAACATTTGCAATAGACGCAAAAAGCCGGCCACTAGCAAACCACACACGACTATGAGCAGATGCAACAACACTTGTAGCCGCAGTACCTGAACCAACAGTATATAAAGCAACAGAAGTAGCCACATAAACAGTTACACCATCTGTAGCAATATCACGGATAGTTCCACTAATACCAGTAATAGTGTCCCATGAACTAAAAGTAGAAGTACGTTTAAGCGATGCCCCGTCGGAAGCATAAAGAAAAGTATCAGTTGGACACAACAAACTTACAGAACCAGTAAAAGACCCATCAGAAAAAGACGTAGATCGAAGAAGCGACAACTCGCCCTCTTCCCACACATTAATACCAACACTTGAGTCAAACCGACTCACGTTCCTATCATCGCCAAGATCCATAATATATTGGCCAGCACCACTAAACCAGTTATAACGATAACGCCACCAAGCACCATCAGTGTTAAACAACGAATCGTCAACCTGACCCGTAGAAACAACAGCATCACGCAAAGAAGTAAGCGACGACCGCTTATAGTTCTTTACATCAATCGGATATGTACGCCCATCAATTTTAATAGTAAACGGAATAGCCGTATCATTAGTAGATGAACCAATATAAAAAGGGTAAGAACCTAAACCGAGAAGAGGACTAAAACTCATGTAAACCTCAACGGGTACTGCCAACGCAGACGATCTATTTCCTCAGCCTTTCGACGCACATACAACGGATACAAACGATTAGCTTCATCAGATGCAGTACGAGGAGGAACTTCCTCAGCACGACGAGGAGTGTCCTGAGCCACACGAGCCGACCTACCAGCTTCAGAGTCACCCAACAAACGCCACTTAATACCAAGATCAAGCACATCAAGCATAGAGGGCTTTAAACCAACATCGTCAACAAGATCAGATGACCAAGAAATAGCTTCCACATCAAGAGGAGCGGCAGCAACAAAATACAATGAACCCATATAAACCGGTGGGAACATACGAAACAGCACACCACTAGCAGGACCATTAGTCCAAGTGCCAGGAACACCACGTTGCAAACGACCTGCTACTCGTGCCCAAGAAGTTGTGTCGTCATCAGTCCAGTTGCGACGAACATCAACCAAACCAAAAATGTTACGCCAAGCAACAGGCAAATGGACTGTTTGTGAACCGTCACTAACAGCCTCAATGCGAGCCATAGTGCGATATAGGTCAGGACCCCAAGATGTGAGTTCATCAATTAGGGTTTCGTAAATGTGTAGCCCACTAAAACGAGGGTTAATATAAACCTCATCGTTAACGGTGTGTGTTAAAGCTTCTGAGCCGTTCCAGCCCCGAAGAACTGAAGCAGTTTTGGCAACACGGTCAACTGACATGACACGCATCTCTTCATTAGCAATAGATAAAATTGCACCAGAAACTAGTGATGCAGAGAGTTCGTAGGTCAATGTTACTGACGTATCCGTCAAGTCAACATCGGAGGCAAGCGTGTTTACCTCATAACGGAACGACGAAGCAAGCTGACGCTTGACTCGCTGGACCGCTGCGCTTACAAGTGTGCGCGACAACAGCGTTCCTTTCGTTAAGCAGTAAGCGGGGGCTGCTGGAGGGGATACAGCCCCCGCTCACTACATCGTTATGGTCAGACTAAGGTTCCGGCAGTGGGGAACGCTGCGGTGAGATCCAAGCCAGTGAACTTGGCCATATGGTCTTGTCCCTTGATTTGGAATCCGCATTCTCCGACCATCATGTATGAATCCGTGTCGTTGGTCTTAGCCAACTTCTGAGCCACGAGAGGCTGGAATACACGCTGGATGAAGTTGTCACGGCTGTAACAGAATGCGTCGGTCTTACGGACGTAACGGTTACGGACCAAGGTGACTTCACCAAATTCGGTCATGACGGTCTGTGCACGGCGACGACCACGGCGAGCATCTTCAACCGTTACGGTCTGGACTCGCTCGTTGCCAACGGTGTTGTTTAGTGCACGGAATGCAGCAGGACGGGCGGTAATGAAGTCAAACATACCGCCGTTGTCGTATGCGGTCTGCTGGAGTGCTTCGATTGCACCAACGGTAATCCAGTCTGAGGACGAGTCAATGTTGCTGGTGATGTACGAGTTCAAACCACCAGTTGAGCGGACACGAGTTGCCGTATCTTCGTACTTGATACCGTACAAAGCAGCCTGTTCAATGCCGACATTGCAGTGAAGCATTGCGTTGCGCATTTGCTTGTTCAATTCGTTTGGCACACCGTACTTCGGGATGCTCTGCTCGGTACGTGACACGGTGAGCTTCTTGGAGAAGATCTGCGTGTAGTTGGAGTACTTGTCACGGCCTTGGAAGTTTGCCGTTCCAATGTCACCTTCTGGCAGTACGGTTCCAAGACCAATAATTTCTGCTCCTGAAGTGTGGCTGGCTGCGGTTGAACCAAGAGCACCACGAGTAACAGTCAAGACTTCAGTTGAGGTATCAACTGCGGTTACCTTGAAGATTTCGTCGTCAATGCGGATGGCGTCGCCAACAGCAAACTTGACTGCATCGCCTGCAACAACATCAACACCAGTTTCGCTGCTATCAAGTGCTTCGTTAAGAACGCCACGGGGCAACGGTACATCTTCTTCCATCCAGTAGAAAACGGTGTTGTCAACTGGAGCCTTACCAATTACACCAAGTCCATCTGAACCGATGCCTGAAAGCAACGGAAGATCTTCTGGGGTAAGGATGTAGATCAATTCATCAATATTGATCTTAGTTTCGACCTGGAGGTCATATGAATAAAAGTTTGGGCCAACAAGTTCTTGTGCCATGATAATTAATCCTTTGTGGTTTTAACGCGAGAAGCTCGCAAGTGGTCGTTGATTTTGTGGCGTTGCTCACCAGCCTGCTTCATGCGTACAGGGGTCATGTCTGGATTCATAACAGGCATTTTGGTCCCGTTAGGTCTCTCATCATAAAGAATCCCTTTATTCCATGAAGGCGGTTCTACTTGCTTGCGACGCCCATTATGCCGACTTGGAGTAGCCGATGGCGACACTTGTAAACCCTTACTTTTGAGGCGACACCCGTAGTGTTCCTCGCAGTTAGGAATCTCACAAAGAGCCATAACTACCGATCAAATCGGTGTCCGATTGAACGAGCATTAGATGCCCAATCATTCGGGTCAAAGATTGCACGCTTGTCACCAGATGCTGCTGCCACTAAAACACGGTCAATTGCTGCAAGTCCGGCATCATCCAAAGTTGTTCCCTTTTGACGGGCTTCATGAAAAAGATCATAAGCTTCGTCATATGGATCACGCTCTGGCATTTCCGAAGGTGTACCAATATTACCCTTAGCAAAGGTTTGACGGAAGTCCTGCTGTCCTCGTTCCTCGGGTTGAATCTCGTTACTTCGTGGTGCTTCTACACCATTAAGTCCAAGATCGGATGCTTCGGTCTTGAGTGAATCAAGATCTTCGCCGTCCCAAGTCTTAAACAATAACTTGCCAATTTTGCTAGTTGTATCAATACCAGCCTTTGCAAACAACAGTTCCCGCTTCATTTCAGCCAACTCATTTTGAGCTTGCTTTCCTGCTTCGGCTGCCTTACGCAACGACTTAATATCGTGTTGTTCTTCAGTGATTTCAATATCTTCTGACATTTGTGTTTCCCTTCAATGGTTTTTTGTCAACAGCCGACTCGACTTACACCCACATTGCGGCGACTTTGTGAGGATTAATTTGACGGCCACCTAAGTAGCACACATCTATAGGGCCACTTGCGTAGCTCACCCATATAACTAAAAGTATATCATATAGTCGGTACTGTCAAGTACCCTACCATTTAACTTTGTCAGCCCAATATGCGGCTGACATTTTTCCTTTGGAAATATTAGAGGCATGTCGTGCTTTAAATGATTTGCGACGTGCAGCATATGAAGCAGATTCACCAGCTTTTTTAGGTGAACCGCTTACACCTTGTTGTCCAAACCGAATAGTTTTAACTTGTTCGCCTTGTTTGGCTACAACAACATGAGACTTTTTAGGATGGTCCGGGGTACGTTTGGGCTGGTTGAACCCTGAAACACCAGCACGACTCAACCTAGGATCTTTTTTAGAAGCCATTACTTTTTACCCCTAGCGGTTTTACTAGCCTTTTTGGCGGCAGAAGTATTAGGAACAAACTGTTTGCCCTTACTTGTGCCTTCACGTTTTGCTTTAGTAGTAGCAGCATACTGCGAAGAAGTCAAAGACTCAATAGCCTTCTTAGGCAGATACCGTTCACCAGTAGCCTTAGGCCCCTGCGTAGATGGTTTGCCTGACTTAGTAGTCCACTTTTCTTTAGTCCACTTAGACAAATCTTTTTGAGCAGACGTTTTCTCACCACTATAACCACCGCCAGCAGCTTTATACTTTTGTCCTGCTAGTTGTGCTTTTCGAGCGGACCATTGCCCAGGCTTGCCACCTGACGAGGAGGCTTTTACTTGGGCAACAATCCGCTTTCTAAGTTCAGGTTTAGTGTATGCCATTTTACATTGTTCGAGGAAGTTTTGGTTTACTGCCACCACCACGAACAGGACGAGGAGTTGGCTTCTTTCGTTTATCGCCTCGTGGTTGCATAGCTTCTCTAGGATCACGCTTAGACTCAACCTTAGCAAGTCGCCCACCTTGAGGTCTGCTTCCACCAGGACCACGAACAGGTCGCTTAGCAGGCGCAGGTTTTGAACTAGCAAAGGATCCCGCAGGAGCACCGCCACCACTAGTTACAGAATTAACAATCTTGCCAGCAAGACCAGCAAGACCACTAGCAGCACCAACAACAGTCCTAACACCGCTACCAGCAGTATTAATATAAGCAGAAGCAGCCTTTATAAGTTGATCTTCTGGACGACCAAAACCGCCACTCTTAGGCTTTGGACCTGCTTTACCATCCTTACGAGGACCCGAAGGCTTAACAGGTGGCTTGGGAATAGGACGAGGAGGAACACGCTTTTTAGCAGCCATTATTTTTTACCCATCTTTTTTTTGGGTTTAGCCTTAACTTTCATAGCGGCTTTCTTAGCCGCAGCCATACCTTCTTTAGTATACGGAAACTTCTTACCACCAACATTAGGCATAATTACTTCTTTCCACGGTTACGTGCCCGATTACTCGAAACACTTTCTTTAACTAACTTACCATCTTTAGTATGTGACAAGTCAAGACCCCCCTTGCCCATCATACCCTTAGCACGACGAGCCTTAGCAAGTTCCCTACGCTTAGCCATCTGCTCCGCTTTAGCATTAAAAACAGTATCAGTTTTAGCTTTAACTTTACGAGCATCAGGGTTGGCCTGATAGAATCTGGCAGTTTTGCGAGGGTTGACGACAGGTTTAGGAGCCATCAGCGTTGCGTTCCTAAACCAGTAGTGCCAGACTGCCCAACAAACGCTCCGCTAGCAGCATCACGTTGTTTTAATTGACGACCCATTAACCGATCTTCTAATGTTTTATTAGCTTCAACATTACCCATAGCCCCAGCTTCAAAAGCAACATCAGAACCAATAGGTTGACCAGCCTCTCCAAACGTACTAGAAGTTAAACCCTGCAAAGAAGCAACCTGTTGAATATCTTGTTGCGACTGACTAACCGAACGACCCAACTCAGCATAACTTTCAGCCTGTTGCTTACTAACCGTCACATTCTGTTTAGCACCAAAACCGGCAATAGCAGCAGCACGAGTAGCTTTGTCTAGTTGAGCCAAAGTCTTTTCAGGGTCTAATACAGCAGCAACTAAAGCACCATCAGTTGAGTCACCATAGAACTGTTGAAACATGTCTTTAACTTCAGTTGGCAAAGATTTAACAATAGCATATGATGAAGTAATACGATCAGCAATTTGATTAATGGTTAGATTGCGACGAATAGCATCATGGGCGTCAGTGTATGAATCATAAAACCATGAAGGTACACCAGCCGTAGACATGGTTTGTATGTACTCAGATTCATATTTTAAAACATCGGACACTGTAGGAACAACAACATTCTCACCTTTAGCCTGGCGATCACGCATATCAAAAATAACTTTGTAGCGTTGCTGAAAAACTGGGGTCTGTTCCAAAGACTGCAAAATGCCCGCTTCGGAATCATTGCCATTAATCATCTGGTCATACAACCAACCACTTGGCGTACCATCAGCAGCAACACTAAATAACGAACCTAAACCTAACTGACTTAAATATGCTGCAAGTGTTGCAAAATTTTCCATCAGAACACGCTCCTACCAAATATTTTAGACAACATACCAGCCATTTGAGAACCCATCTGTTTAGCCTCAGAACTTTTAGCCCAACGAGTATCAGTACGAATATTTTTTTGTAGTTCGTTATTGTTGGCTAACCGCATACCAGACTTAGGGTCATCAACTGTAACCATTTTAAGATACTGATTATTGCTAAAATCTACTTCGGCAGGATTAAGACCCAAACTTTCAGAAATCTTGTTGCGTGAAGCGGCCAACATGTCTAAAGGATTAATGCCCGAATCAATAGTTGCGGTAAGCCAAGGATTTAAAGTTTTTGCTTGTTGAGCAATAATAGATTTAACAGTATCAGCAGTCATCGAATTGTTTGCTACACGGGTGGCCCAATCTTGAGCAGTTTTATCGTCAACATTAACTAAATAGTTTTTGCCTAAGTCTTTAAACTGTTGAACATTGGTAGTTAAATCACCATCTTGTAAGTTAGACCAATCGGTCATGCCAGTAAGAGTTGTTGTTAATTGTTCTTGAGAAAAACCTTGTTTCTCAGCAACAGTAGCAATATAAACAACAGTATCGTTATTTAACGTAATACCAAGTCGTTTAGATTCATTAGCAACAGTAACCGCAAGCGAGTTAATATCGTATTGGCGTTGTTCAGCAGACTTACCGCCACCACCGCCACCACCACCGCCACCAAATACTGAAATAGGAATACCAAATTTATTTCCAATTCTCCACATATCAGCACGGTCAAGATCTGCGCTACCTTCACGACCCCAAATAAGATCAGTGGCATAATCTACAGCCCCTTTTATATTGCGTAATTTGGGGAGTTCGTTATAAACATCTAATTGAGCAGCAAACCATGCTGGATGTTGTAATCTAAAAACACCAAAAGCATCTTTAGAATAAACCTGTCCTACTTCGTAAGGATTATCTCTAGGTTCTCTATTTGATTGAACAAAATTGTCACTCATTGTTTATCACCCAAAAGCCTGTTTAAGAAGTTTAATATTATTTGGCATACTATTTATAACAGTTTCTTCACGATACGTATCTTGCATATACCGATTAATCCTAGCCTCAATATCAGGTTGAGAAAACACATCACCTTCCGGTCCAACACCAGTAGCAGAAGTTTTGTATGCTTCACGTTCCCAATTACGAACAGCGGCAGTCAAAGACTCAAGTTCAATTTTATCTAAACCACGACCCAAAACTTGTGAACCGACAGCAAGAACGGCAGATTCAACACTTGCTTCATCTAGAAAAAGATTTCCTTGTCCACTAGCCATACGCTTAGCAAAATCTTCAGAAGATTTTTTTAAACGGGCAGAAGGAGTTTGATTGTTGCGTACTGAATCGGAAAGTAAAAGATTCCATGCCAAAGCAGTTGCTTCATCTGGTTGCCCATAGGCCGGAAATTTTCCTAATTTGTCAAAATATCCTGCGTCACGTAAACTTTTTTGAAGTTTAGTAACTTTTGCTGTATCTAATCCATAAATATATCGAACACCTTCAGAAAGACTCCAAGTTGTTTGACCACCATTAGGATCAGCCCAATTTACTGCACTAACTTGGCCAGTTAAATTAGTAATAAATTCTCCGGATTTAAATACGTTTGGTTTTTCCATCCCTGTTTGAGCTTCTAATCTTAAAAGATCATCAACTGTAGCCGTTGCGTACTCCTGCAAATATTCGGTGTAATCTATTTGATTATTTTCCGCAAGTGTCATTGCATCAAAAGTAAATGTTCCATCAGCATTAATAGAAGGACCAGAAGAGGGAGTAACATTAGTACCCGAATATGGTTCATACCCTGGGGAATTTGGAGAAACAGGACCGCTTGACATATCTTTATTAGCATCAGAACCAACGATAGGATTAGTGTCCATTTGCAAAGGAGAAAATCCTGTTGATGTTTTAATAGATTCTGTTGCTGCTTGTTCTAATTGAACATCAGTATAAGTGACACCTTCTTGTTTACCTTTTTCGGAAATAAATTCTTTACTAAGTTCTATATACTTCTTATTAACATTATCTAAAACTTCGGTAACGTATTTGGTATTGCCATTTAAATATTTTCCAGATTCAACATATTTAAACATCGATTCAAGAAGTGGTCTAATATCAACATTTGGTAAAAGATTTTGTTTGCGAAACCGCTCAGGCAAAAATGAAACAGCTTTTTCTAAAAGTAAAACTCTGGGATTAGTTTCATCATACTTAAGCCCAAGAAAATCGTAATAGTTTTTAACAACTTCAGTTTCTCCTAAAACTTTAGAAGTTGAATAATTTTGGTTAGCCCATGTTTCAAAATCGGTAGTAGTATAAATTTCTGGAACAATAAAATCATTATCAGCCATTAGTCAAGTCCTGTCTCTGGACGGATAACCGTCAACCAAAATGTACTAGCTTCAGGATAATCTAACAAAAACTGGTTAGACCATTCCTCAAATTGTTTCTTAAATACTTCCAAAACAGCACGACCACGAGCAGACTGATCCAAACCAAGACTACCCTTGTTCGTTACAAACGTATCAAAAGAATTCATTAAAATACGCAACCCACCAAAATGTTCAGCTTGCGGTGCTTCAGGATCATTTAACAAATAACGCATCTGAGTAATAGTGCGAGCACGACGCTCACGAGCATCAGAACTAGTCAACTTTTCATTAAAAATAGGATGAGCAGCACGAAAAATAGCAGACTGTGCATCCCAAGCATTCTTTAAAGCAGCAGCCTGACTTTTTTGACCAGCATCTTTTAAAGCCTCATACTGATCTAAATAATCTTTACGAGAAGCAAAATAGATATTTGCTCCTTCTTTATACTTCACTTCGTTTAAGAACTCTTCAGGAGTTTTTTTAACACGCAAACCTTCAATAACCTCATTATCGTACGCATACTTACTGCGAGTATCTCCTTCCTTTGCAGGAGGCAACAACCATGCACCAGCTTCAGGATACTGATTTAATAACTCTTGATTATCAAAATAAAAATTAATACTCTGCTCAGTAGAAGGCAACGGAGCACCAGATCTAGTAGCAGTCTTAGACACTGTATAAGCCAACGGATTAATAATATCGTGGACTCGGTTGTCAGGATACAACTCTAAATAACGGACAGTACCTTCTTCAATACCTAACTTTTGCACAAGAGTGTAATACGTTGATGAAAGCAATTCCGCCGGATTCTTTACTGCACCTTCCGTTAACCATTCAACAGAATTTTGATCTTCAGTGGTTTGCAAACCTGAAGCAGGACCAGGAGTAAACCAGCCAGCCAAAGCTTGCGACATAACAATAGTACGAGCATGATTACGTACACGACGCAAATACTCGTCAACCTCACCAGGAGTAGCACCATCTTGCAAACCGTTACCCGATGCTTCAAGATGAGCCATAGCGGCCATCATTGATGAACCAATCTTCTCATTATGTTTTGCAGAATTAGAATCAACATAAAGTCGCATGGCTTCGAAAGTATTTTTAACTTGTGCGGGCAAAATGTAGTCATAGAAAGCCCTGTTAGATCCGGCTTCACCAAACATTGCTGTTTGAAGGTCACGCAAACTTTCACTTTCAGGAAACAAACTTTGCACCATATCCATTGGCATACCAATAAGGGGCGACAATCCTGCTGCACCAATATTGGCTTCAAAACCAGGAATTAAACGATCTGCTGGTGTTTGCAACATTGCTTGAACGGGCAACAAATTGAGGCCAGGAATTTTGCCTACTGCTTCAATTAAAAGATCTGAACCTGGGTAAACAAAATAACTTTTACCTTGTGCATCTTCACGAAGAACTCCAGAAGTTTTTAGACCAGCGTAAGTTAATTGCATTTTACGTGCTTGAGCCAAAGTGCCTAATGGTCCATCAAGTGTAAAGATTTTGCCCCAACGCTTTAAAAAGTTTTCTTGTGCATACCAGAATGGCAAGAATCCTCTGCCCCATTCAGAAAATTGTGAACGGAATTCGTGACTGTCAATAAATGGCATTGTGTCACGGATAGCATATTCGGCTGCATATTCTTCGGCATTAGTGTAAGCAAGTTTCTTTGCTTCTGCCGCTTCACGAATAGTTTTCCAGTCATCAGGGTTAAGTGAAGTATAAACTTTTCTTACTTCGGAAATGTTTTGTACTTTGCGAGGGTTAGTAACTTTTCCTGCAAGTGCAGCACCTTCACCAAACCATACATCTATTTGATCAACAAAATCCCATGCATCAACATTGTGAGGCAATGAAATTGCTAGGTTGCCATTATTTCTTTCAAACCATCTGACCAAAGCTTTGGCTTGTTGTTGACTAAATTGAGTTAAATCTTTAGAAGCGTTATTGCGCAACCGATTTACAAATGTGGTTAGTTCATCAGGTTCGGCTTCATTCCAAAATCCTTTAAGAAAGGCAAAAGCTTCACGATCGCTCCATTGTTCAACACCTTGCAAACCTTCAACTTCACCTGCATAACGACCCACTTGCCCAAACTTTTTCATTTGAGCAGGACCATTAACGCTGAATAGTTGTTTACCATTTAATGTTGAAATGGTATTGTTTAGATTTGTTTCTGCTTGTGAACCTTTAAAAAGCCATTCAACAGATTTAATGTTTCGTACATGAGCCTGATGAAAAGCATGAAATGCCATTGGGCGGCGTGCTACAGCATCAATTGTTGCACCAAGAACATTATTAAAACCGTATTGAACAAACCGATCCCAAGTGTTTTCATATTTGGGTTCATAAATTTTTGCTACTTCAAAATCTGGTAACATACCTGCATCAGTTTTTGATACGTCAGATACTGATGATGTACGCACTCGGTCAAAGTCATACCCAAAATCCATAGTACTTGGGGTCATGGAACCATCAATATTTTCTATTGGAATAACATCAATCTGACTGCTCTTTTTAGGAACAGTCAACATTCGTCCAGTAACTAACTCTGCATGGTCATAAACAACGGGTGAAACAATTGACCACAATATTTCGTCGTTACCTTCAAAAGTAACAGGACCACTCAAAATATATCGTTGGTTACCAAGCTCAACAGGCTTACTCATTTTGGCATCTAGATAATAAGTATCACTACTATCAATAACAGTATTGCCTGGTATTTCTACTGCCCGACCATTAAAGTTTCGATACAAAGTTTGATTAGGAGCAACATACCATTCAGAACGTCGTCCGGCTTTAATTCTTTCACGAACTGCATTACTTAAAGTATCAGCAAGTTTTTCGTTGCCACCAATAGCAGTTGCTTCATCTAAATACTCGCGTGTTAATGGATAAGTATCTTGGTCCCAACCAACAACAGATAGTGTGCGACCATCTTTACCACCAACACGAATGTTATGAATTTTCTCTGCAAGAACTGGATAGCCATCAGTAAGGTCAGAGCCTTGTTTAATTGGTAGGCGAGCGTAAGCAACATCAGGTATTTGCGGATAGCCAGCCTGACCAAAAGCTTTATTTAACATTGCTTTCAAACGATAAATATCTGAATTATCAAATCCTGTTAGTACAAGTTCATTGCGCCGAATAATAGAGTCTAGGATTTGATCGCCAATTCCTTGCAATGCTTTTCTTTGAGTCAGATTTAATGTTGCTGGATCTAATTTAAATACTTCACTAGCAAGTCGGTCAACATCAATATTACCAACATTGTCAGTTAAATGTCCGCGTAAGAAAGTTGAATCAATCGGTTGATCACCCAGTCTTGGGAACAACATTACTCGTGCTTGAGTACCTTTGGCTACTGGAATAAAATCACGGTTGCGATTTAAATTAGCCCATTCTCCCTGGCCCTCATTTGCTTTAGTTAAAAATTCGTTCTTGCCGTTTGTTAAAGCAACCTCAAGATCATTATAGAAAGGTCCAACTTGACCAAAATCATTAACATTGCCTAGCCCAGATTTAATTTCTGAAGCCCAACGATCAATTTCTGTTCTACTTAAATGACTACCACGTGTAGCAAAATCTAAATTAAGGTTGGCAAACAGCCATTGACGAGCAACATCATCGCTAACAGTGGCAATAAAATTATCGTAGAAACCTTCCAACTTCTTTAAATAATTTAAAGAAACAGGATTATCTCCCGCCCTAAGCCGAACAGCATCTTCCCATGTAGGAATTCTTAATCCACCAAATTCTTCATTGATGTTATTCATCCACTGGTTAAGAGTTGAATTAGTGGTTTTAAGTTTTTTTGTTAAAGCATCGATGCGATGCCTTGCGTCAAGAGGATTGGCTAACTTTTCATTTAAAACCATAAACATATGCATTAAATCGTCAGCATCACGAGGCATTTGTTCAACGGCTTTAATATCTAAAATTCTTTTCCATTCTACAACCGTGTCAAGAAGTTGATCTTCTGGAATAGACTTCAAAATATTTTGGGTCAATACTCTTTGCGTATGACCAAGAAATAGTGCTCCAGCAGGATCGTCAGTTAAACGAGTAACACTTTCTAAAACAGCAGAATGACCATCTTGCAACAAACGGCTCTTAGGACCATTAACACGGACAACACCACGCTCACCATTAATGTGCAAGAAATCTACTCGTCCACTGAAACGATTAGATTTTTGCCCAACATTGTTTTCAAACAATTCTTCGCCAGTCATTTGACGTTGACCAGGAAGAAGTCTGCTGGTGCCAATTCGTTCCATTAATGACTTGGCATATGTTTTTTCAAATGCTCGTGCTGATTCAATAAGATCAACATTTACGCCACCCATCATCATACGACGACTTGAGTATGGGTTGCCTAAAACAAGTGCTTTAATATTGCTATTAAAGTTTGCTTTAAGATTTTCTGGTGCAAAACTAAATGCTTTTGTAGCATCAGATGGAATTGAATCAATTTCTTTCATCCACCCGTTAATTGTTTTGGAACCAAAACCATTAGTTAATTTTTCATACAAATAATCGTTATAATGCTGCAATTGCAAATTAAAAGGCTTACCAACTGTTGTGAACTTTTCAACTATTCTTTGCACCGGACGCATGTGGCGTGGAATAGCATAGTTTTTAAGTAAAGCATTTGCTTCTTGGTCAGTCAACCTTGATTCTTTAATGGACTTTTGAATTGCATCATCAAACAGTTCATGCTTGGCGACATTACGTGCAGAAAACTCTTGAGCCATATGGCCAATGCCAGCACGACTAACATAACTAGTGAGATCTTCCATACTGTTTTTAACAGCAAAACCGTAACGCAACAAAACTGCTGGCTTCCAAATACGCCCTTGAAAATATTGCAACGGGACAGACTCGGGTATACCAACAAGTGCTCGCATCAACGAACCTTGAGCAGCGGCTTTACGAATACCATGCAAATCAGGAATACTTATTTCAACAGCATTATCAACAAATGGTAGAACAGCACGATTAATTTCTGATCCACCAGCAGTCATCACACGACCATTGGGACCAATGGCATACGACTGCTTAATGCCTTTAAGAAAAGTATCAGCCCATTCAGCAACATCATCACTCATACCAATGCCTGAAGCCCTAAAGAAACTGTCATACATCGAAGTAATAGCGTTAAGACGTGCACCTACATCTGGTGCATCAAGAATAGTTTTCTTCCAAACATACCTGACAGAATCAGGGACATTTGCAACACGGAACAAATCAACTAACTGTTCAATTTCTTGCATTGCATCAGGACCGGCAAGACTAATATGTCGGCCTGGAACCATTGTTCGCATACCATTAAATAATGCACCTAATGATTTTATTCCTGGAATATTTGCAGCAAAAGCACCTGCGTCAAAAGCTTTAGGATTTAAAGCATCTATAAGATGAGGATTTAGTCGTGCTTCTTCAGGGAGATCATCTAACAAACTTTTCATAAAGTCAGGATTATCAGAAGCTTGGCGTGTCAAATTTTTGAGACTATATTTACTTGCTTCGGGTGTTGCTTCACCAAGTTTAGGAAGAAGTTTTCCTAGTCTAGATCCTTCACCCATTGTTTGTGCAGCAACTTCATCTACACCACGGAAAAATTCTTTAACACTACCTTTAGCAGTACGCATTGCATACTGTGTTTTGTTTAACCCACGCAAAGTTCCTTTGCCTGCACCATTAATAATTCCTGTACCAGACATAATTGATTTAAGATTGTTTTGATCAACAATCCAATTAACTACATCTTCGCCAGTAAACGCAGATTTAGGCGTACCAAGAAGAAGCCCTGCTTCCATAAGATCATCGTTAAAATATTTCCATCCACGCAATTCGTCATAAGCAGGCTTCATCCACGGAGCATAATTATCTAATAAACGAATATTGCCAGTGTTTACTGATTCGGCAACAAGATCAAATACTTTTTTCATTTCGGGCAGTTCAGCAACTTTGCGAACACGCTCAACACTTACAGCACCGTCCATCCATTGCAAACCACGACGAGCAAACTGCCAACCGTGAGCAACTTTGCCAGCAAGAATAAATGGGTCAATAGCAATAATTGTTGCAGCATCAATACCACCAGATATCCAACGGTATGCAGATGAATCTTCATCAAATGCTATGCCAGCAATATCTCGGCCAATACTAATTTTGCTTTGAACAAGCGTTTTGACAGCATCTTGAAATAGCGGTTGTGCAAGAAGTTCAGTTAAACTTGAAACAAGTTTAGAATGTTCTTCTGTTCCTTCTTCAGCAAACTTCGATGCAACAGTATTTATTTCTTGTAGTTGTTGCTGTTGGTTAAGACTGTTACTTGTTCCGGCAACATCACGCGCAATGTCAATAAGAGAATAGTCATCCATTGATTCAGCAAACTGTTGAGCCAAGTTAACCAGTCGTGGATCGCCAAGTGTTTCTTCTGCTTTTTTAATACCGCTTGTTTTAAATAATCTTTCACCGTTACCAGCAGCAGACCAAGCATTAGTCCAGTCAAGTCCGTTACCCAAAAGTGTTTCCGACCCAACTGCTGTAGCGGAAGCTCCAGCAACAGCACCAAGTCCTGCAACACTCAACGCAGCAAAAGTACCAAGACTTCCGCCAAATGTTGCTGGGGCTAAAGCGAGAGCAGCAGCACCACCAGCAATACCACCAATAGCCGCCAAAATTTGTGTGGGTGAATCTAATTGGCGGATTGTTCTGTATGGACGAAAAACCATGGTATCGGAAACTGTGTCAAGTAATTGAAGTGCGGGACTAACAACACCCATTAAAGGTTTGCCAACACCGCCAACAGCCCAACCAACAGGTTTAGCCAAAGGACCTAAAACATCATCGAACCACGATCCGTTATTAATATCAGACTTTGGAACTTCGTAACCCATCTGAACTAAAGTGTTTTGTTGTCCAGGAGTTAACGAACTAAAAATAGAACGCTGAATAGAAGGAGAATATTTTTGAATGTCCGACGAAATACTTGAAGCGGTTTCCATGCCATACATTTGACCTGCATGAGAAAGTAAGTCATTATCACTAATAGGCATTTGAGCCAACTTTAAAACAGCATCTGGACGGGCTGCCATGTAAGGATTTTGATTAGCGATAGTACGAACACGCCAAGCAAGACGACCATCTTGACCAAACTGTGAAGTAATATTGTTTACAAGAATACGATCTCGGTCAAGTTGACTAAAATCAATTTCAGTTGATGCCACTATTACAACCTACCCTTAGCAGCAAGATTAGCGAAAATAGGGTCGCCAGTACGTGCAGATAGTTCACGCATGATCTGTCCCGTACGGTTTACATAAGGTTTCATGGGGTTGCCAATATTGGAACCAGGACCACCAGGTAAACCATAATTGAAAGGTTGATCAGGTTGATCGTCGGGTGCAGTTAATTGTCCGCCAGCACCTTTAAGTGTTTCTAATAAAGCAGCAAGATCAGGTTTTTGCGCCTGAACACCACCTTGATCTTGCATGGGTTCATTTTGTGGTGCGCTCTGAGCGGCTGGTTGAGTAGCAGGTACTCTTACACCTGTATTTGCTTGTGGCGCCGGCATAACGGCTTGTAGAGCCTGTTGTTGCACACCCTCACCATATGTTTGACCTTTAATAACTTGTGATGCTTGGCCTTGACCACCAGCCAAAGTTTTTTTTGCTCTAGGCACCTTGTCCTCCTCGCATTGCCTGTAGTAACTGTTGCATGTTTGCCCGTGGGTTTTCGGCACCTTGTGGTGCCTGAGCCTGAGCCTGTTGCATCGCCATCATCTGCTCGGGAGGACCAGCCATACCAGGCATAGCCTCAGGTGGTGCAACCATTCCTTCAGGAGCTGGCGGTGCTTCTGATGCTTGACGCTTACGCATCTCGTCATCAGCCATAGCAACAGCATCAAAAATATCTTTACCAGCAGACAAATACTTCTTGATCATCGTAGAAGCAATTAACGGCAACTCGCCAGTCAAAAGCTTTTGAAGGACACTCTGACGCAAAGCATCATCAAAGTCCTCGTCCTGAACAAGACGCTCTTCAGCCTCATGATCATCAATGTACGGATGCATAGCCCTAAAGGTGCGACCCGAAATAGCTTTAGCACCACGCAACGACCCAAGGATCTGTGTCTGTTGCATAACATCAGCACCAGGAAGGTTATAAGAAACTGTGTTATCTAACAGTTCTATGTGTTCTTGCGGCGTAAATGTGACAATGCCTTTGTCTCCAGCCCATCCAGAGTACATTGAATACTTCTTGTCAGGCCAATACGCTTTATAGGTAGCAAGAATTGCTGAGTTAAGATGTGGTAGCCACGCTTCACTGATTTCGTGAAGTTCTTGAATGCGCGGATCAACAGCCATACCGGCCATAGCGTCCATACCACGACCAGTACGCAAAGCACCGTAAGTCTCACCACCAAATTGTGGAACCAAACCAGTTGAGGTGCGGAAGTTGCGTTCAAGACGGTCAATGGTTTGCGTGGTCCTAATGTCTGGCGTGGATCGAATCTGACCGATGGACTCAACGTCCTGTAGTAAGTTGATTTCACCTTCGCGACCATCTTTCCATTGTCCACCAATAATACGGGGCATTCCACCTGAACGCCCAATGGCGTACATGTCGGGCCAAATAGCTTTTTCTTGGGCAAGAATGTCTAGTGCCATAAGTCTTGCTTGTAGGTCTACGTTTCCGAGCATTGATCCGATACGGCTTGCGATGCGTCCTAAGCTCACGTTGTGGGGCACTACGGCTGGCATCATGCCGATACGGTTCGGGTAACTTGGTGATAACTGTTGCCATGGGGTAATCCATGGGCGTTCGCTTGACATGCGACGGTCATCAAATACTGGTCCGATGATGCCGAATACGGTTTGGTCTAGGTCGTACCATTCAACACATTCCCAAAGGTCACGGTAGTCGTCTTTGTGGATTGGTCCGCCTACTTCTTGGCGTGATTGTGGGTAGACACGACGTAGAAATTCGGCTGAGTGGCGGGTAACAAAGGCTACATATTCGGGTTGTCGTAGTTCTTCGTTGGCTGTTGGCTCAATATAGGTGCCGAGTGGATCACGAATTTCAATGCGGGGAATACCAGCATTGAAGTCTGGAATAACGACAAGACTGCAAGTGTGATAGGCGGCTAGTTGACGGTAGTAGCGGCGACGACCAAGGTTCCATTTAGAGTTTGAGTAGGTTGCTGCTACGATCTTGCGTCGTTTGTCAGCATATTCACGGGACCTGCGACCGTTATCTTTCATAGGGTCAATGGCAGGAAACACGTTGTTTGGGCGTACCGAGGCGGCTCGCATAGCCATATTGTCTACGGCTTCAGCAATAAGTGCTGGTGTTAAGGGCGGGAGATTTGGTTCTTTGTCAATATCAGGCATAGGAAGAATCCAATCGCCGTCATAACGATCAAGAATATCCTTCATACGGTTAAGTACAGGGCCTTGCATTGTTTGCAAGTCCTTTACTATGCGTGTTATTTCATCGAATGTTCTCAAACTTTTGCTCCTAGTGGAATTACTAACCCTGTTCTGGTACCTGACCAGGGTATTCCTTTTACTCTCCACGTTTCACTCGTATTACTTTCTACGGGTTGTTTCCATCTTTGTCGCCAAAGAATCCAAACAAACCATAGTGCCATTACTCTGTCTTGCCTAAGTTTACTACCTCTAGCACCTGGCCTCCATGCCTTTAGTTGCCTACATAGTTCCCCTATTTCGGTTCTAGTATAGTCATCTCCTGCCCATGGTAACACAATTTCTTGTCGCATGAATGACTCGCACATAGATGCTACACCTACTGACTCATCATATTTGTTCCAGCCAGTAATATGTTCGCGCATTGCGAACCCGTAGTGTTGTTGCATTTCTAGCAATCTTTCATCTCTTGCTAGGCCGGCTTGGAAGTTTTTAGTTTCGATTACTACGTCTGTTACCCGTCCTGTTAGGTTGCAGGACTGAATAACGCTATCTAATGCTTGCATAATCTGTTCGTTGCGTCGGAACCCTACATCTTCACGGATGCGACGAACAATAAGTTTGCCTTCAGGAGATACTTCGCAGGCTATAACACAGTTTTGTGACCCTAGAGCGGGGTCTAAGCCTACATAAACGATGTTGTCGGTAGGTATTTCGTGCTTTAAGGAGATTAAAGGATTCAAACATTCGTCAACCATCTCATCTGTGAAGGTTCGGTTGCTGTTTGATGACCCTGGTGATTGCATATAGTTACGATCCCAAGCTTCTTGACCTACTTTGCGTCGCTGACGGTCTAACATGTCTAGCGTGTACCGTTCTGGCCATAGCGGTTTTTGTTCACCGCTCTCAAAATCGGTGATGATTGCTTTAAACTTGATGACTTTAAGGATGCCCTGTAGGTCTGTGTCGTCGGCTAGACGACTGTAGATGTCATCTTCACCCACACGAGTGCCAGCAATGGTTGTAATACCGTGTTCGCCTGGGCGTGTGAGTGCGTCCTGTCGGAACCATTCTTCAATCTTGTTGGTTTGTGTGTATGTTTTGACAGATTGAATGTCGTCAACATGAAGATGGTCGGTACGGGTTGAAACAATTGATGATCCAACACCAAGAGCCATCATCGTATAGTCACGCTCGTCATGATGTGACTTTTTGTAGACGTTAAAATGGTCTGCGCCCCACGGTTGAGCCACTTTGCCTTGCCCTAAACCTACTGGTGGGCGGAATGGACCCCATCGTTCCACATACTTAGGAAACGGACCGCCTGGTTCCATACGGTTCTTGATACGACCAATGATCTTGCGGGCGATTGACTGGTTTTCTGAAGCTACCGTCTGCCTACGGTTCGGATGTAAAGCAACCATTTCGGATACATAGTTCTCATATGTGGTTGTTTTACCGTGTTCCGGTGGCCAGAGTGCCATAAGAATATTACCAGGTGGTAGATTCTCTAGTTCTTGTAGGAATACAAGTTGAAACCACGCATATTCCATATCAAAGTACTCTTTAGCAAAAGAAGCGTGAGTACCGTTGTACTCACCTTCTTCTTGTGCCTCGTTTGCACGGATACGGTCTACTTCGGCAGCAAACTTCTTATCTCGCTTACGCCACTGACGGTATGCCTCGTATCCGACACCAACTATTTTTAAAGCTTCTTGTAGCGGAACATTTGCTTGCGTTAGTTGCAAGAATTGTTGCTGTCGCTGTACTGCACGCGAATGATGTGCGTTAGCGGCTAAAGCTTTTTTAATGGTTGGTTCATTCAGGTGTTTCAATATTTTCCACTACGTCAGTATCGGCGGTTTCTTCCGCTGGTACCAACTGCTGTAGAACGGTCTGCAAGATAGCAATCTGCTGTGCTTGCATTGCGATTTGTGTTGATAGGTTTTCGATAACTTTGTTGAAGTCTATTTGGTTGTTCATTTCCCCTCCTAAGGTGTGTTAGTAAATTGTACTGTATCAGAATGATCCTAAATCTTCAACCATAAGAAACGCACGACTTGTGGTACTGCGAACCAATACTGGAGCACCAGTAGTTGACGATGTTAATGCTGAAGCATTCACAGTTTGAGTTCCAGCAGAAAAAGTGGCAGTCACATATGAAACTGTAACAGCACCTTCAATTTCGACTGCGGCAGCAGTTGTGATTCTACCTGACGACAATTGCCCACCAGCCGCTGTTGCACCTGACCTAATTTGTAGGGTCGTTGTGCCACCTGAAACTGTTGGTGTTTGTGCTTCAGGTTCAAAATATGTGACACGATAGTAATGGTCTGCTATTGCAGTCCAAGTCACAGATGTTAACGCTAGTGCTGAAGTGGTCAACGTATAGTTCGAATTCATTGAAGCAACAGCAACAATTCCTCTAGGCATAAAATTAGTACCAAGACGAAAATCGGTAGCAGTAAC